ATGATTTCTTGCTCTTTAGCCGAAGCCATGCGCTGATCTAAAGCAGCCTGACGTAGCTGAGCGGCTTTAGCCATAATAGCCTCCGCAGCTCTAGGATTACTCTGTGCAATCTTCTGAGCATACTCCTCTAATGCTGCGGGGTCTTTAGAGCCAGCAATCTTAGACATAGTGGCTTGTTGTTCTCTAGCTTTACGCTCCTCTGGTGACATACTTGCTTGGTTGAGGGCTGCCTTGGCCTGCTCATTTCCAAGAGCGCCTGCAAGGTTAGCGCCAGCGCCTAGCATACCACGTACAAAGCGATCAGCGGCTTTAGGCATGTACTGAGCGCCTGCAGCGCCCTGAGCTAATATGCCTGCAGCAATGCCTGATCGGGTAGGTTGTTGTAGGAGCATACCTGCAGAGCGAGCGCCTTGTTCCATTAGAGCTTTTTCCTGCTCAGCACGGACTTGCTCTGGAGTCTTAAATAGACCCATGATTGAAGAATCTGCCATGTTTACCTCTTAAAAGGATTTCAATAATTGTTCCCAAGCGGAATCGCCAGTACCGTCTACGCCTGTAGAGGCAAATACGCCCGATAGGGCATCAGCAAGGGCATTGACACGGGAGGCTTCGAGATTAGCAAGGGCTGTATTAACTGCCTGCTGTGATTCAAGACCTTCGATACCGCCTTTGTAGATTGCTTCAGACTGACCAAGGCCTGCGCTAGTAGCAATGTTGGCAAGGTTAGTGCCTGCGCCAAGTGCTGCCAGTTGTTGTTGCTGAGGAGCGTAGTAGTTACCAAGAAGTCCTTGCATGTTCTGAATGTTCTGCCCTTGGATCTGCGGTGCTAGCTGCTGAGCCTGTAGGAAGTTTGCTGCAGTCTGTTCCTGCATTGCCTTTTCCATAGCTAGCTGCTCTGGAGTCCCGCCATAAGCTGCAGTACGTGTGCCTAAACGGCCCTGTGCAGCTAGTCGATTTTCTAGCTCCAGCCTTGCACGATTATTCGCACCCTGCTGTGCAGTCTGCATTTGATCAAATAAGCCCTGTGCAGTAGGTAGCTGCTGCTGTGTCAAACCAGTCAGCTGTGAAGCCATTGCGTCTTGGATAGCTTGCTCTTGTGCTCCAAGGCCCATTGTGTAGCCACCGCCAGCGCCTACATCAGTCTGACCGCCTGTAGCAGTACGTACTGAGAAAGGTGTAAAGCCAGCGTAGCCTGCAGCTTCTTTACCGAGTGCTGTAGCCTGCTGAGCCAGTGCTGGGCCTTGTGTGGCAAGGTCTTCCATAGTCTTACCTGCCGCTTCATAGGGCAAATAAGCCGCTGTAGCAGCGCCAGCTATGTTACCAAGGCTTCCTAATGTATTCAGCAATCCCATTAGTAAGTACCTCCATCAATGGTTTCCGCAGTTAGTGCTCCAGTTACAATTATAGCAGGTGCTGTAACAGTCCCTGTAAAGGTCGGTGAAGCTGTGTCTGACTTTGTAGCCACTGCTGTCTGAATGTTGTTAAGTTCACTGTCAATCTCAGAGCCTTTAATGATCTTGGCTGGATTCCCCGACTGTAGTGTATCTTTAACTGCGAAGTTAGTTGTCTTTGAATAATTACTCATACTGTTCGTCCTACAATGGCCTGTGCTGTTAATCGCTGTATAGAAACTGGAGATCCGTCAATGATTGCTTCAACTCCAAGCTGAACTACCTGACCTCCCCCACTAGCGTTTACTGTTGGGCGGTTTACCAACACACCTGCATTGAACTCGCCTTCATTATATTCTGCTATGTTGTATTCTGCTATGATCTGCGTAGACAAGGTAAACTTTTTCTTCTTGTACGCATAGCTGTAGTCATAGCCCCAGTTAAGTGTTACGTCTGTTGCACTACCCCCAATGACTGTAATCTTTAGATTCTTTAGCAGTTTAAGGTTACTAGGAGCGCCAAAGTCAATATAGTTGGTAAAGTAGCTTAGGTAGTAAGGCAAGTCGTTATCTCTAAAGCCATCATACTGGGATATGCCTTGAGACATGCCAAAGTAAAGCTTACCGTCCCTAGTCCTAAGAATGGCCTGTAGTGCTAAGCCGCTCCAGACTGTTACACGATGTGCTCCGCCTTCCAAGGGTGCTCGCATATCAAAACAGTACACCGTATTAGAACTAGGCAGATAAAGTAGGTAAAACGCCTCTTCAGGACTGTATACACTTATAATATGCCCAGATTCTGCCTGAACGTATGGATTCAAAGAGCTACGTACATTCTTGGAAATATCAGTCATCGGAGACGACTTTTCCTGTATGGTACGTTGGAGGCTACGCAGTCCTGTGTCACTAAGGAAAAGTAGATCTGAGCCTGTGTACTGGATAGAATCACGAGCTATGCACCCTACACCTACGATAGTGTCAGCCAAGGCCATTGTAGCAGGATCTTCTAAGCCTTTGTAGACTATGATCTGCCTTCTACCGAAGATGAATAAGAAGCCATTGTAAGACGCTAGAGCAATAACTGTATCACTACCGTCAGGCCATACCTTGGAAACATCTATTGAGCCGCTAGAGCCTGTGTCCCACTTAACACCAGTTAGCAGGTCAGACCAATAAACTACTGTAGAATCCGTAGTCGTGTTAGCCACCCATAAGCGCCCTGCAGCGCTCAAAACCACGTTAGCCTCTGGAACAGTTCCTGAGTAGTCTGGGTGGTCCTCTATAGCCACTGCAGACGTTCCATCATACACTACAGGCTTAGCCCCTTTACGGAACATGTAGTGCTTGTTGTTAAGAGTAGCGTAGCTGTACTGACCGTCAGTGACTGTGTAGCCTACTGGTGTTATGTCAGTTAGCGTCTCGTCACCTTTGTAAATGTAAGTATCAGAGGAACTAATTATTTCAGTAGTACCATCTGCTTTAACAAACTCTGATAGAGAAACTATAGAGCTTGGATTTGTAGTAGTAACATATCGCCACCCCTTACGAGCACCTATACGTCCAAACTGGTCAATAACACAGTTTGTAGCCTCTAGAGCAAACTGCTCAGGCAGTGCAGTAGGACTATCCTCTGTGTTAAGACCATAAAATCCGGGGGCTTGGATGGCAATACTCTGTAGTGGTTTAGCCATTATACATAGTTCCAGATTAGTTCATCAGAGTGGAAACGTGCGTCCAAGGTGATAGCGTCTGTCAGGGCAACTTTGGCAAATAGAGCCTGCTCAGCGCCTGACTGGCCTCCTGTTTCGCCCCGTTCGACAAGTGCATAACTGTAAGCAAAATGAACTACTACACTAGCAGGCACTTTAACAACGTCAGCATCGTCTACCAAATCGTCTCCACGTTTTACAACGTAGAACTTCAAAGTCTCTGAGCTTTTTGGTTTAGGGTAGACTCTTACATTCAAGTTGTTGTTAGAGTCTACACCTTCAACAGCGTAGTACATCACATCGCCAGAGTCATTACCACTTAGAGACTTCTTGCGGATCTTCTCTAGTGACTCTTTTGCAATAGGGAACTGGTGTGTTTCGTTGTTCCCATAAAGAATCTCTGATCGTACATTTGTATCGCTAAGGGAGTAATTGGCAACTCCAGCGACTGTAGTGACATCTCGCTCTTCTCTTAGAGCTGTCCAGTCCCACGAATCTTCAACATAACGTTTAGCGTCATTAACGAAGTCGCCAATAAGTCTGCTGTAATCACTCTCGTTTACGGTAGATACGCTTTCTTCACGTAGCTTCCGCATTACGGAGTTTACGAGTTCTAAGTATGTCATGCGACCTTATAACCTCTTTTTAAAAGTCTCCGAGATAACGGAGTACTTGTATCTCTAAATTCACTTGTGCTAAGCTGCCCAAGAACTGCGTCTAGCTCTGTAGGCTGTGCTCCTCCAGCGTAGCTACCAAACAGGTCGAAATCGGGGAAATCGAAATCTGGCAGGCTAATGTCTGGCAAGTCTATGTCAACAGAAGGTATAGCGTCTGCCAAAGCATCGACACCTTCCTGCACTGTATCGGCTACAGTGTCAACGACTTCTCCGACAGGCTCTACCACATTCTCATTTATCCAGTTTACTGCTGATTGTGCAGAGTCTGCTAAAGAGTCTACGAAGCCTGATACGTCTAGGTCTGGGAAGTCTGGGAAGCTAGGTACGTCACCGTCCCAAGAGATGTTTACTTCTGGGAGTGCTGCCCCGATCTTACTAGCCACTGTAGACACATAGTCCCAAGCTGATTTGGCCCCGTCCTCTATGAAGCCTAAGTCAATCATGTCTAGGTCTAGATTAAACTCACCGTCACCTTCTGGGATTAGATCTTTTACAGCGTCCCATACAGCGTCTGCACCGTTCTCTAGAGCATCTTTTAAGCCTTCTGCCTCACCACCTTCTTTGAAGTATGTGTAGACGGATTTAGCAAAGATCTCTTCTGTTGATGCGCCTTGGTCAAGCAACACAGCGCCCGTTAGAGACGCTTTAGCCATTGGAGTATCTCCTAGTACCTCTGTACCGTAAGACTCCGCTACAGCCTGCACAGGGCTTACACCCAGCATAATCTGTGCTGCTACGTGTGTTGGCTTCTCCCAGCCGTCAGGCAGATTAGCTGCTAAGTTATCTCCGTAGGCGGATACTACTGCAGTGAGCGGATCAGCACCATCAGCCAGCATAGAAACTGCCTTGACTGTGCTTGTACCCAACTCTGACAGGTTAATATTAGTAATACCTCCTATCACTGCATTTGTTAGTATGTCACCAGCAATGTTATTGTAGTAATCACTCCACTTGGGCTTAGAAGTACTTAACTTTTTATTAAGAGCTGCAGCTTCTCCAAGCAAAGCTAATTGAGGGTCACTAGAGTTAGAAGAGAAACCACTGTTCTCCCATTTCTCTGCAGACTTACGAGCCTTCTCTGAAGCTTCTGCAACGGTCATAAAGGAATCTTGACCAAAGTTATTAGTCTGTATCCAATGCTCACCAGACTCGTCAATGTACACCTGAGCCTCAAAAGGCTGCACATAACCACGGATGCCTGCCTCAGTTGCTAATGCACTGTATACTGCAGGCTTAACAGCGTTGGTAGCATTCCATACGAAGTTACCAATAAAGGTTCCTCCAATACGTCCCATAACATTGTTTCCAAGGGCCGTGCCAATCTGGGTTACGATGTTCTCAAAAGACAAGTCATCGGTCGCCACTACTTCGCCTGAAGGTGTTATAGCCAGCTTAGGCTCATTTGTGAATATAGAGCTACCTAGTTCTTTAGCGGCCTCTGCAGCCCCTATGAAGTTATTGTAGCCTTCAAAGCCTGTGCCGTACAAAGAAAGCGCTTCATCTGTCATTGAGACGTTGTAACGATCCTGAGTGTACTCATTAATGAATCCCTGCTCGTCTTTTACTGTGTAGTTGTCTGGGAATATGTCAGCCGTTATAGCCCCGCCAGAGGCAATAGCTTCATCCATGACATCAACAGG